GGTCGCAGGCTAAATCGGTGGTTTGGGATTATTTGAAGCATTATTCCGCGCCAATTAGTAAAGAATCAAACGAGGCCGAACTGACCGTCACGCTGCTGAACAACAGCAAGATCCGGCTATTCGGTGCTGACAACGCAGATGCTATGCGCGGGCTGGGGTTTTCTGGTGTTTATCTGGACGAATTCGGCGACTTCAAGCCTAGCGTATGGGGTAACGTGGTCCGGCCGGCGCTCAGTGACAAACAGGGCTGGTGCGTATTTGGCGGCACGCCGAAGGGCAAGAATCAGTTTTACGACATACGGCAGACCGCGGCAAAACAAAAAGACGACTGGTTTTTGCTTGAGCTGCCGGCCAGCAAGTCGGGCCTGCTGCCAGAAACAGAACTGGATGCTGCCCGAGCGCAACTAAGCAAAGACCAGTTTGATCAGGAGTATGAGTGCAGCTTCGAGGCCGCAATACTCGGCGCCTTTTATGGCGTCGAGATGCGCGAGGCAACCGAAACCGGCCGCATCACCCGGGTGGACTACCAGCCCGAGGTGCCGGTTCACACCGCATGGGATTTGGGTTATCGTGACGATACCGCGATCTGGTTCTACCAGGTTATCCGCGGCGAGATCCATGTCATCGACTATTACGCTGTCAGCGGCGCCAACATCAGTGAACTGGCCGCGGTCGTCACCGGCAAGCCCTACAAGTATGGCAAGCACTATCTGCCGCACGACGCCCGCGCCAAGACACTGGCCGCCTCTGGCAAGAGCGTGATCGAGCAAATGGCCGAACACTTGGGCATCAACAACATGGCGATCGTGCCGGATCTGAGCGTGCAGGACGGCATCCAAGCGGTGCGTATGATGCTGCCCTATACCTGGTTCGACGAGGACCGGTGCAGCGAGGGCATCGAGGCGCTGCGTCAGTATCAGCGCGAATACGACGAGGACAAGAAGGCGTTTAGGCAGACGCCAAGACACGATTGGTGTAGCCACCCGGCAGACGCCATGCGAATGCTAGCGATTGCGTGGCGAGCCGAGCCGACCGTTAAGCCGCCGGACCGGATCAAACCGCTGATGGTCGGACCTGAGAACACGGTTACATTAAACGATATGTGGTCAACAATGAAAACAACTAGGAGTGGAAGATTATGAGTGGCGTAAGCAATCCGTATCGGTATTTTTATGAGCATATCGCGGCGTCACAGTCGGCGCAGGTATTGGGCACCACTGGCGCCAAAGGCGACTATTTGCACCGGTTGATCATCACCGTAACGACCGCAGCGACCAGCACTGTGACGCTGATCGACAACGCGACCAGCATTGTAATCACTGCTGCGAATACGCCGATCGGCGTGTATCCCGTTGAATTTAACGCCGCGTCAGTGTCCGGCGCGTGGAAGGTCACGACCGGCGCCGGCGCATCTGTGATCGCTGTGGGCATCTTCACGGCTTAATCATGGCCGACGCCAACCGCATAGCCGCCGCGCTGCGATACCAGCAGCAAATGGATGACGCTCTTCCAATGGAGGGCCGCGCAACCTTTTTGCCTTTTCGTGACACATTGCCTGGTTCCGTGATGAATAAACGAGAATGGGCATTGCCGGGTATTGTTGCTGGCGCTATGAATGCAATAACGGCACCGCGGCGAGCTATGCAAGGTGGATATGAGGCAGACGAGGCCGGCAACATAACGCCAAAATTCAATGCGCCAGAGGAAGCAATGAATGTGGCTAGTAGCGTTATGGGTGGCGGTATTGGCGCCACGAGGCCGGCAGCATCATTGGGGATGGGCGCTAGGGAACACCCAGTAATAAATTTTAATGCGCAAGCAACCAAATTGGCAGGATATTCGCCAAGAACAATTAAAAATGTTTTGGGTATAAACCCAACCGTTAAAAATGTTAATCAATTAACAAGCCCAGGTATTTATAAGCCTTACGCGGATCTTGCAAGAGAATCAGAAGCAATGGTAGCAACCGAAAATCCCATGATGAAACAATTGTGGAATGTAGATCGTGGAGATTTATCAAACATTGCAAATAGGGAAGGAACAATTGCAGATCCAATTAGGGAATTAATACCAAGTGCATCAATTAAACAAACCGGAAGCGAAGCTGTTAGAAATATAATTACACCAAGAAACACGGAAAGATTAATTGAAACATTAAAAGCAGCAGAAACACAGGCGCCAAATTTATACAGAGGCATGAAAGGATGGTATGTTTTAGATCCTATGTGGCAAAGGCTTAAAGAATTAGTCGGACCAGAAGAAGCAACATTAAGATTTGATCGACTAAACAAGTTTGGCGGTATTGAATCTCCAAATATGAAAGTAGTAGACGAATCAAGGCGTGCAGCTGCTGCAAATTATATGTATGAACAAGGTAAATTTGAGGATTGGGCAAAATATGGTGGTTTGCCTTATGAATACAGATCAGCAAAAGGATTAGTGCCAGAATTGGGTGATTTGCCCGGGCGTGTTGGTCATGTAAGAGCTTCAAATTCTCAACGCAGAGTAATACAAACAGGCGAACATGGCATGGATTCACCTAAAGCGCCGTTGTATATATCTGCATCTGGAACGCCGGAAACTGGTTTTCAAACTAATGTGCCAGTGGGCGATGCTCATTTTTCACGCGGCATAGGTTTAGCAGATGTAAGAACAAACAAAGGGTTTGATGCATCTGTTACAACGCCAGAACTGCAACATTTAACCCCATGGTGGAGAGATATTTCTAAAGAGGTTGGATTACAAGCAGTGCCTGGGCAAGCTGTAGGATGGGGAATGTTTGCCCCGCAAACTGGAGTAGAAACAAAAATTGGCGCCCCAAAATTAGAATTAATTACAGATTTGATTCAGCAATATGCTGCAAAAACAAATCAAAAACCAGAAACAGTAAGAGATAAATATTTGTTAGGACAATCGCATTTAGGCGCAAATATGTCGCCGGCAGGTGCCGGCCTTGCAATTGCAAATGAAACAGGGCGAGAATAAATGGAAGCCACCGCAACCGGCGTGCAGAAATACCTGAATATCGTCAGTCAATACGATAACGAATTCAAGAAGTGGGAAGCGCGGGCAGAGAAGATTGTCAAACGCTATCGTGACGACAACCGCAGCCAGCACACAAACGAAACCGCAAAATTCAATATTCTATGGTCCAACGTGCAGACGTTGATCCCTGCTGTTTACGCCAAGCTGCCAAAAGCGGTGGCCGAGCGCCGGTTCGGCGACAATGATCCTGTCGGCCGAGTGGCGTCTGAACTGATTGAGCGTGCGCTGGATTACGAGATCGAGCACTATCCAGACTTCCGAGCCACGATGCGTTACGCAGTCGAGGACCGGTTCCTCGGTGGCCGCGGCACTGCTTGGGTGCGCTATGAGCCGCACGTTCGCACGCTTGACGTTCCAGAGGATGGTTTGCAGGTAACCGAGGACATTGACAATGAGCCAGCAGAAACCCTTGAAGGCGCCGAGAATCCCGAGAATCAAGACTACACCGCCGGCGGCGAAGCCGAACCGCAAGAGGAAATCGAATACGAGTGCGCCCCTACCGACTACGTTCATTGGAAGGATTTTGGCCACTCTGTCGCGCGCACTTGGGAAGAAGTAACCTGCGTTTGGCGTTGGGTTTACATGACACGCGAGGCGCTTACAGAGCGATTCGGCGAAAAGGTATCAAAAAAGATTCCGTTAGATTCAGGACCGGAAACGCTCAAAACTTATGGCCAGAGCAACAAAGAGCGCACCCGCGCCAAGATCTGCGAGCTGTGGGATAAAGAAACCGGCAAAGTCTACTGGTTTACCAAGAACTATAACGAGCTAATTGACGAGCGCGATGATCCGCTTGAGCTTGAGGGCTTTTTCCCTTGCAGCAAACCGCTCTACAGCACCACGACCAGCGACACCTTGATTCCGGTGCCGGACTTTGTGCTTTACCAGGACCAGGCCAACGAGCTGGACATTCTCAGCGACCGTATTGATGGACTCGTCAAAGCACTGCGTATTCGTGGCGTTTACGACGCGAGCCAGCCGGCACTGCAACGCCTGTTGACTGAGGGCGATAACAACACGCTGATTCCGGTCGACAAATGGATGCAATTCAGCGAAAAAGGCGGGCTAAAAGGCGCTATCGACATTCTGCCGATCGACGAACTGGCCAATGCGTTGCTGAACTGCTACCGGGCAAGAACAGAGATTAAGGCGCAGATCTACGAGATCACCGGCATTTCTGACATTATCCGCGGCGCCTCGGCGGCAAGCGAGACTGCAACCGCGCAACAGATCAAGGGTCAATACGCCGGCCTGCGCCTGCGCTCAATGCAGGAGGAAGTCGCACTGTTTGCCAGCGAGTTGATCCGGCTAAAAGCGCAGGTCATGTGCAGCAAATTCCAACCGCAAACGATTATGCTCTACGCCGCTGCCGGCCAAATGAGCCAGCCCGATCAGCAGATGATCCCGCAGGCCATGCAACTGATGCAGGACAAGCCGCTGCGGAACTTCCGTATTGAGGTTGATGCCGACAGCCTGGTGCAAATTGACGAACAACAGAACAAAAAAGACCGCGTGGAATTCCTGACCGCATTCGGTGGTTTCATGCGTGAGGCATTACCGGTCGGCCAGCAGTCGCCTGAACTGGTGCCGATGCTGGTTGAGCTGATCAAATTTGGTATCGGTGGCTTTAAACAGGCTAAACCGATCGAGGGCGTGCTCGATGTGGCGCTGGAACAGATGAAACAGAAACAAGCCGGACCGCAGGAACAGAAACCCGATCCAGAAATGATGAAGATGCAAGCGCAACAGCAATCCGATCAGATGCGCGTGCAAACCGACACGCAGGTCGCCCAGGCTAAGATGCAAGCCGAGATGCAAATGACGCAAGCCAAAACGCAAGCAGAGATGCAGATCGAGCAGATGAAAATGCAACACGCTGCACAATTGGAACAGCAAAAGCTGCAATTCGAGGGCCAGCTTAAAAACATGGAAATGCAAGCTGCAAAAGAACGCACCGAGTTGGAAGCTGCGACGAAAATCATGGTGGCAAGGATCGGCGCTAACCCGGGTCTGGATATACCGTTAATCGAAGCGCAACAGGCCGCAAGCGAGAAGGTCAGCGCCGAACTGGGCGAGAACGTCAAAATGGCCATCGACCACATGGCGCAGATGCACGAGAACATGGCAAACATGCACGGCGAAACGATGAACCGCATCGGTGGCGTGATGCAGACACTTGCAGCACCTAAACGTATCGTGCGCGGTCCTGACGGCAAAGCAGTCGGCGTGGAGGTGGCAGCATGATTGTTACCACGACCAAAGGCGAGATGGACGATTCACTGCTCGAAAAGCGGGAAGGATCGGTCGACAACGACAACGAGAGCACGACATGGGTGGAATACTGGCTGGCCGACGAGCTGGTGCACAGATCCGCGCATGTCAGGTTAAAAAAACCGATGATTTCAATATCCGAAGCAGGGAGTTTCCCCAATGGCTAACACGCAAGCAATGTGCACCAGTTTCAAGTCAGAAATCCTTAGCGGCATTCACGCGCTGGGCACTACCGTTACTCGGGCAGGAACGGGCGCAGACACGATCAAAGCCGCGCTGTATCTGGCAAGCGCATCACAAGGGGCCGGCACGACTGCGTATGCGGTCACAGGCGAGGTTTCCGGCGCTGGTTATAGTGCCGGTGGGGTCACGGCGACAAACGCCACAGCGCCCACCTCAAGCGGAACCACAGCCTATTGGACGCCGAGCGCGAGTTTTACTTACACGACCGTCACGCTCACCACTTCGTTTGATTGCGTGCTCGTCTACAATAGCACTCAATCCAACAAAGCGATCAGCGTGCACACTTTCGGCGCCCAAACGATCACTGCGGGAACTTTCGTGCTATCCATGCCGACCAATGACGCCAGCAACGCACTTATTCGCATTGCCTAATTCATGGCACAGGGCGCATGGGATACCGGCACCTGGGATGCTGCCCTATGGGATAGCCTGCCCGTCACCGGCAACGCCGCAACCGGATCGCCGGGTAATGTTGGCACAACCGTCACCATCGCGCTATCCGGCGTGCAGGCAACGGGTCAGGTTGGCAGCGAGGGCGAGGCTACAACGGTGCCGGTTACAGGCACCGCGGCAACCGGCACCGCGGGCACTGTTGGTTTGGTCATCACGGTTTCGCTGTCTGGAAACAGCGCCACAGGCACCGCGGGCAACGTCAATGTGGTGCCGCAGCCAGTTATTGTTATTGACGACACGCACGACGGCCGAAGGTTCAAAGACCAGCTCGAACGCGAGCGCAAGCTCAGAGCAAAGAAAAAGCAAGCAATTCTTGATGCTTTTGAGCGCATTGTCGAAGGCCGGCCAGAGATCGCCGAGGAAATCGCCGCGCCTTATGTCGTTACGCAACCAAAGGCCAAATCAGCGCCAACAATCAATTATGACGCGCTGTTTGCCGATCTGGACCGCGTGCAGCGGATCTGGGATACCCACCTTGAAATGGATGATGAGGACGTTTTGACACTGCTATGAGAAAACAATACGTGCAAATCAATGGCGAGCTGGTCGAGAAGGTTGATTACTACGCAGATCCATTGGCGCCGATCGTTATGCCTGACATACAGCCTTATCAGTCAATGGCAGACGGCAGCATGATCACCAGCCGCAGTCAGCACCGCGAGCACCTGCGGGCGC